AGACTCTTATGTGGAAGAATCTTTCCTTGAACATGAATTGACAAACGCACTTGATAAATCAAAAGCGATTATGCAAGAGCAGCGTAATGAAATGAAAGGTATCCTTGATGAAATCGCTGATATACTGCCGCTCGATCTCTTTTCAACCGATAACGCGGATCAAAAATTAGATGATTCTGATACAACAAAAAGAGATACAATACATAAAATTGGTGAGCTGGATAACAACCTTTCAAATGAATATGGGCTGTCAGAAGCTAATGAGGCTTTTATTATGGCAGATTTTCAGGCATTACAAGATGCGACAGGGAAAGGCAAAAATGCCACCCCACTCAACTATAATGCCAAGGCTTACCGGGAAAGTGAAATCCATCAGATGCAAGCAGGATTACATAAACAATCATCGGAATATCTTTCGTTCAAAAAACAGCAGGCAGAAGAAAGAAGAATTGCGAAGGAACAGGAAGAGCTCGCGAACAGACCTTGGTACGAAAAAACATGGGATGTCGTTTGTAATTTTACAGGAGAAGTTACTGGGTATTATGATTATAAAAGAGCGGCTGATGGAGTTGACCCAGTCACAGGTGAAAAACTCACTGCTGGTCAGCGAGTCGCAGCAGGGGGAATGGCAGCCGCAGGTTACATTCCAATTGTCGGGTGGGCCGGCCGTATCTTTAAAGGCGGAAAAGCAATCTATGCAACCGGAAAAGCAATTTACAAAGCAGATAAAGCGCTTGAAATATATAAAACTCCAAAAACCTTTAAAGCTCTTCAAAACTCTGACAAAGGACTTTATGGGCTTGCATCTGCGAACGGTTTTAGTGAGGGAATAACCGGTCGAGATATGTTCGGGAATAAAATATCGGACGAAGAACGAAATAACAGTATACACACTGCCTTAGCTGCATTTGTGCCGTTCGGGGTTCGTGGAGTTAGTGGGAAACTAAATGTAAAAGCAAATGGCACAACTAATAATTTCGTAATATTTAACAAAACTCATAAAGATTCAATGCCAAAACCAAAAGGTACGGGCCCTAGTGGTGGACGGTTACAATCCCATCATGGATTACAACAGCAGTGGGCAAAAGAAAACCTAAAAAAGTATGGTTATGATGCCAATAAAGCGCCTACTATAACTATTGAAACAGGAAAAGGGTTCCCCCACACTGAGATAAGTAAAAGACAGAACATGAGACGAAATGAACGGGTTGCTCAAGGGAAAGGGAAATGGGAATCGACTTTACAAGAAGAACTCAATCACACAGTGGAGGATTTAAAAGCAGCAGGGTTTTCTCATAAAACTATTGAAAATGTACTCGAACAACAATATAAGATGTTAGAGAAGCTCGGAGTAAAATTTGAAAGGATTGATTTGAAATGACTTTGCTCAATAAAATAAGCTCTCGTTTTTCAGTAGATGCGAAAGAAGCAGCGGCAACCGGAGAAGAAATCAAAGCATTAACAGAATTTTCCCCTATTAATGTACCATCGGATTATTTAGACATAGTAAGTGAAGCCACAGAAGTAGAAATAAATGTAGCTGGTGAAAAGTATATACGAATATGGAGTCCTGCTGGTTGTGTTGATATGAATGAATCCTATGAGATACAGGACTACATACCGAACTCGCTTGCTGTCGGCGACGATGAGGGCGGGAATGCTCTGATTTACTTCGAAGGAGCGGAAGGCTTTGGGTTATATATTGTGGGATTCGGAGATTTAGATCCCGAAGAAGCTGTAAAAGTTGCCCCATCTTTAAATGATTTATTAATTCAGGATACAGGTATAGAAAAAATATTAGAAAATTAATTTATGCCCTCTTATATAGAAGGGTTCTATTTTACTACAGTTTCGCTTTCGTACTCGACTCGTTTTCCGATTATAACAAAGTTTTTACAATGCATAGAAATGAATCCTCCTTTGCTTTAAAATGTAAACGTTCGTTTTAAAATAAGAGGGGGATCATATGATTATTCTTGGTATTATTGCAACATTAGCAACCTTTGTCTTTATTACAGCATTGATTTTTATCTTCTTTGAAAAAACTAAGAAAATAGGTAAACAAATAGCTCCAATAAGCCTTGTTTTGGCTTTATCTCTTTTTTTCATTATGGGTGCGTTGAATCGAGAGTCTCACGAATCCAAAACTGAGGATGTCACTGCTGCCACAGAAAGTACAGAAGAGGAGCCAATGTATTCTGAAGACGAGGAAGGCTCTGACGTTCAGAGTGTTGAGGATAACCAAAAAGAATTTAACTTCAGTCTTGAAGAATTTGTACAGACTTTCAATGAAGCGACTCGAGATATTGAAAGTGATGAAGATATTGAATCCACTGGTCTCAGTCGTATTAATAAAGATAATATCGCAGATTTTGAACTTACCGAAGCCAAAGATGGTACAATTTACACCAGAGAACTGAAAACAGAAACTGATAACTCCGGTGGAACTTTCACTTTGGAAGCATGGTATGACGAGAATCATAAATTCTATCGTTTACATTTATCCACTTCTGGTTCAGATAATATGGCTTCTCAAATAGGCCTGGTTAATACACTTGCGGTTTTTCATGCTTTAGGAATTGATATTAAGCATGTAAACGATCTTCTAAAAAGCGAGCAAAATACACTTGAGGTATTTGATGGTGACTATCTTGTTACACTAGCTAAAATTCCTCAAATGTCGTTAATTATAAATATTGAACCAAAATAAAAGCCCCTTTTGGGGGCTTTTTCATTATTTCAAAAGCGTTTTACTTAAACCATTTTTCCATATTGTCCAGACACATACCGGCGTTTGCCGCCGTGGATGACTTCCCAATAGCCTTTAGAGTTGTTTGAACCTTTAACAGAACCTGAGATGTTAATTGTCTTGCCGAGACCAATTGTATCCACATTCTTGGCGTTTTTACGGTCTGGTTTGTCCATAATAATGGCTGCACTTTTCACACCAACAATTTTAATTTTGCCTACAGACTTAATACCCCCGCTAGTCTTGTTTGAAGGTTTAGCAGGAGCAGATTTTGAAGGGGTTTTCCCTAACTCTGCATCGCTCTTGATATATCTTACATTAACGTAACCGCTGTATGTGGCTCCTTTAGAATTGGTATATTTAATGTAACCCCAACCATTTTGAGTTGATCCTTTTTTATATTGGACAGTCGAACCTTTAGGAAGAGCAAGCACAATAGACGAGTTGGCATTGCGTTGAGTTCTCACATTAAGGCTGTCAGCAACAACTGTATTTTTAATATAAGATTCTTTTGTTTTATCAACAGGAGAATTTACCGTTTTAGACGGGGCGCCGCTGATACCGGCTTTAAATGAGTCCCATCGATCAAGCAGCTTGCGCGGACAATACTTGCCGGACCAGTGCTGGTGAGGGACCACGTTTGCAAGGGAAATGCCCTGCTCTTTCATGAGCTTTTTGATCAGCCATTGAGCATTCGCCACGGCTTTCTCAAAATCTCCATCACTATTCTCACAAATTTCAATACCGATAGATTTCCGGTTGCCGGTTCCGCTGTTTCCGTCTCCCGCGTGCCATCCGTTTTCATTCAATGGCAGATGTTGATATATCTCTTTCTCGTCTACTGTAAAGTGCCAGCTGGTGGGTGTTTCTGGATTTTTCTCATAACGGGCGTGCATGGCTGCGCTTGCCCCTTTTGCCGTGTTCGCCGTGTTGTGAACGGTGATGTATGCCGGGTCCATTGCGTATCCCGGTCTGTTATTGTGCCCCACTGGAATAAAGTCTTTAGTGATTTTCACCATGTTTCATCGTCTCCTATTCTGTTTTGAAATATAAAAAAACCGCCGGATTAACCTGCGGCCTGATCGTCTTTTTCTGTTTTTTGATCGTTGTCGCTTTCAATTACGTGAAGCCGGTCAGTGATGACGGCCGGAATTTTAACGCCGATCTGCGCTAAATTCTCTGTGATGGAAAGGCCTTCATTTGCAATATAAAAAAGAACGGTCGCAAAGGTCAGGACGCCGTTCAGATCCATAATCGTATCAATAGCATTCGCCACAATAACCACAAGGAAACTGAGCATCTTACGCACATAGCCGAACCATGCGCTACGACTCCGAAGCTCCTTGAATTTCCATGCCTTTATCACACCGGTAATAATGTCAATGATGTTCAGCACCAGCATTAAATCAAGATATTTCACCTCCCCAAAAAGATATGCTCTTGCGATCTGTAAGCTCTCAAAATTCATCCACACGTATATTCCCTCCAATTGTTATCACCTCCTTCGAGGCAAAATAAAAACACCTCTGGGGTGTTGATCAGTTTGCGGCGCCGCCTAAATCCACACTGACAGGCTGTTTTGTCATCGGATAGGTTAAGCCGGTTATTTGTTTGTATTCATCTTCTGTAATTCTTCCCCACTCAACAAAACGGGCCACGTCTGCATTACTGTAATACTGCGGCCCCCATCCGTAGATGGTTTTTACGCTTGTAAACCAATCCATCATACCCCTTTCCCTCCCTCCGCCAGCATTAGATAAAGATTGGCAATCATTTGCGCTTGTGACTCGGCAAGGCTTTGCGCTTCCGCAAGTTGTTCTGTAATGGCCGCGTTCTGAGCTTTCAATTCATCAACGGTAAAAGGCACCCGCCCGCTTTCAATTTGCTTTTCCAGGGCTTTTTTCTCTTCCTGGGTGGCCGCCTCCGTCCATGTCTTCTCAGCGGGATGATACATCGCCTTTATGAAAGACGGAGGCTGGACGGTTGTACAATTCTCAGGGATTGTGTAGTTCCCTTCTTCATCAGGCTCAACCGGAACGGGTTTAGTCAAAATGAAATTTTCATCGTATTCATAAACCTGAATCATGCTGTTCCTCCTTCCTGAAAGCCCACGACCACATCCAGATAGTAGCCTCCGCCCATCTTACCTGAGTCCGCCGGGTCCGGGTATTTTATTTTTAAATCCCCATTATCATAAATGATTAAATTGGCCGTGCCGCCTGTACCACTTAACGGCACTGTTATAACGGAACCGCCAGCAGGTGCGTATTCCGCGGGGATGGAGCCGAATATGATTTCGGCGTCTGTTTTCACATGCCCTCGTAAGATTAAAAATGCCCCCCACTTTGCGTACATCGGTGTCCGCGTCCCTGCGGCGGCCCCGTTCTTCAGCATGATGTTTGCATAGGTGGCGGCCCCGTTCCATGTCTTCCGCTCAGTTGCCGAGATATGCCGTTCTTGATTGTAGTTGTGGGCCTTAAACTGCCGGGTCATGTCATCCCAATAAGCTTGGTCTTCAGCTGTAACGTGAATGTCCGTGTTACTTGCATGGATATTGACTTTATCCTGTGCTCCGTCTTCTGTTTCCTTGCTATCCCAAGCTTTCCGATCAGCTGCAGAAACATGTATAACGGCATCGTTCGCATGGGCGTTTACTTTATCTTGCGCGCCGGAAGGGGTTTCCTTGGCATTCCACGTTTTCCTCTCGGCGGCCGTGATGTGTTTCACGTTATCTTTTGCATGTTCGTCCGTGTAAGACTTGGCGTTTTTCTCTGCAGCATCCGCCTTTTGCTGTGCTCCCTCTTTCGTTTCAATGGCTTCCAAGTCAGCAAATTTCTTTCTTAATTCCTCGACAGTTTGGCTGATTTCTTGGACGATGTGGTTTATCCCGTCTTTCAGCGTTTCAAAATCATCAATGTAATACTCAGCCGTCGGGACAATATTTTGGTCCTCTAACGTTTTGTCGATAGAAAAAGTAAAAAATGAAGTCGCCAGAGCCTGCCCATTCGCGTAATACAACTTGATCTCAGCTTTAACTGTTCCGTAATGTTTTAGCTCTGCATCTGAAAGGACATATTCCGCCTTTCCATTCACCTTATCGGTGAGGATGAGGCTTTTTTTGTAAAACGATCCGTCAGCATACAGAAGAACAATTTTTGCATCTACTGCTGACAGAGGCAACGGTACACCATCCTTTGTAAAAGAAAAAGACAGCTTTGCGCTGCCCGTGTCTTGCGTCATGAATTGGATGCTCGTGGTTCGCCCGTTTGTCCGGTTCGCGTTTATATCAAATGCGACGCCCCCTGTTTTGTACATTCCCTTTCCTCCTTAGTGCTGTGGCGTAACGATCATTTGAGCTACACCATATCCTTTTTCCGCATCATACGGAGACTTGATTCTCATAACAGTTCCATAGCCTCCGCTTTCTGCTTTAGTCGCGATGCCGCCAATTGCTGATACGCTATCCCCTACGGACACTGTTTCGTCAATCCTGACAAAGACTTGGCCGATCAGGCCGATGACATGCCATTCGTCACGAGAGTCACGCGGCACATATTCGAGAGAAGGGTCGTAGTCTGGATTAAGTTTAGGGATGCGGATTTCTTCGCCGCCATGGAAAACTGTTTCGTAAACTGTGCCCCCGAATTCGTTTCTTACGTACTGATCGTTCCAATAAAACGCAGCACCGCCGAGCACCAGGCCCGCAGTTTCGGAAACAACTCCGAGAATCTTGTCCCCTTTTTCCGCTTTTCGAATCTTTTCTCCTTCTAGCGCAACGAGATAACTAGAATCAATTTTTTTGCCGTCAGCAGACTCAAAATATTCCGCGAAGTCTTTGAAATCTGAGACGCTCTCTACCCGCCCCGTGCCGCGGATATGTCCGCCTGACGAATCAAGTTCCCATCTCGTATTTTTTGTTGAGGCACTTCCCGTCCCATAACCGCCTCTAACGCTGTATCTGTTATCGTTGATAACTCCCTGAGATGCAAGAATAGCCCTTGAGTTACCGTCACCTTTTGTATGGCAGTTATTGACGGCTATTAGCGCTTGACGTGACCCCTCGGTTGTTGAGCCGCCCCGAACCCCCAGCAGGACATTGGCGGGGCCTTTGGCGATGTTGTCGCCTGTGCCGCCCAAAATGGCACTTGCTTCATGCAAGGCAGATCCGGAAGTATTGCCGCCCATAAAACCGCCTTTTACTCTTGTCGGGATCGTACTGTATTCCCTCCCGGCCAGTTTAGCTGGAAGCTTATACCCCGCTGCTTCTACGCCTACAATGGTTGTTTGGTTGTTGGGTGATAGAATTCCCATTGAACCGTTTTTGCCAATCATTGTCCCATTCATAACATTTGAGTGATACACACCGCCGCCCAGCTCAATCCCAACGGGCGCAGAATCGAAAATATCGAAATTGGAGATTTTCACAAAATCAGCCTTTTGCGCCCCGCCAATGACTCGTATATCATTGGATGCTTTCTTGAAGCCTTTCATTTTTATGCCATTCACCGTGATGTATCTGCAGCGATACTGAAAGGCAACGGCCGGCTGATCTTTATAATCATAATTAGGATCACCGATCGCAGTGAAATTGACAATTTGCACATTTTTATAGGCCGAAACAACAAGCGCGCGAGGGGTAACACCGGTATACAGATCGTTATAAACGGGTTCAATCGCTGTACAGTCTGTTAAAGTGACGTTAAATGCTGTGGTGCTTTCCTGATCCTCTGCTTTGTGGTGCCCGATATGACGCAAATCATAAGAACGGACGTCACGAAAAGAAACGTGTCCGATAATATGGACGTTTTGAGAGGCCGGCCATTCTTTATGGGCTTTGACTTCAACGCCGCGTATATTCCCTTCTGTGTAATTATTGAGCAACCACACATTTTTAGAACCGTCATCAACTTCAATACCGTTTGAATTAGCCTGCCCCGCCGCGTGTGCGATGCCTGTCGGGTTGGTGCAATGGCAGTTAGAAATAAAAATGTATTCGCTGTAATGGGTCGTGATGCCGTCATCCCCATACCCTGTACTGACACAGCTGTCTATCCATACATACTTACACCCGTCTTTTGTATAGTCAGTATCCGGTAAATGGTCATAGGTAGGCGCTGTTATATCAATCCCATGCAGGGCCGGATTGATCGTTTCAATGTTTTTGATCCACAGAAATTTTGTGTTTGCAAAAGCAACACATGAGGAATGCTGTCCACCTGTCGCCTTTAAACCGCCCTGCCGTGTTTGGTTCCAGTCGGTTGAAAATCCTTCAAGGTGAATGTTTCGATTCCCTTTTTCATAGTCTGCATTCGTAATGACCCATTCTGAAGCCGGTGTCTCATCATTCAAAACCAAGAATGTAACGCCGATTCCCTGGCCGACCAGACGAACCCAGGAAGGGATTTTTAAGCCTCGAACGACATACATGCCAGCTGACATGTTCACCTCGACTTTTCCTTTTCCAAATGCTTTTTTAAATGCTTCGGTGCTGTCCGTTGCCCCTGTCGGATCGGCTCCGAAGTCATCCACATTGACAACTCTCTTTATTTTTTTGTTGAGCCTATTAAACTCTAAATCTAATCGGTCCTTCACCGTGGCAGCAATCTCTCCGTCAGTCGTCACCCGGGCGTCGACGACTTCTTTTACATCGCTTCCGTCATGATTGACAATTAAATTTGTGATTCTCGCAAAAAGGTTGGTGAGCCGGTTTGAAACAGAAAAGCCACCATGATCGACCTGTGCCGATGTATGGGCGACTTCCGCGTTTTTGTGTGCTAATAATTTGTCATTGTTTTCATTTATGGCCGATTCTGCAAGCCTTGCATTTTCATTTAATGTGCTGACAAAGCGAGATGCAGGGTCGATCGTATGGTTTTTATTGAGTGAAACCATTTTTTCATTCCTCCATTAATCCATTAATCAGGACAGTTAGTTGTGCATGGTCCGGTAATGCTGAGGGGTTTATTTGCTCCCCATTCTGATAAAACGATACCTCGAATTGATCCGCCGTATTTCCCTCATAATCTACCGAAACGGCAATGCCCTTCTGCTTTAATAATGATGAGGTTTCAGAAGAGACATATTTCACCTGAATTTCATCATCACAATAAAGAATGAGCTTTTTCCCTACTACAGAGACAGAAGCACCAGCAGAAACAGACCATTTGCCGCTCTCAAATTGAAGAGCATACGGGAATGTTTGCGGGTATTTACTTGTTTGGCTATTTGCTATTGCCTGCTGAAGCTCGCTTTTCATTGCTGAAATTTGAGCTTCATAATTGCTTTGTATGGCCTTGATTGATCGCTCTGTTTGCCTTGCCCTTTTCTTCTCTTCGGCCATGCGGTCTTCCGGGGTTTTCTTCCCTCCATCAATGGTCAAGGTGGGCGCCTGAGTTAAATTTCTCGGATTGTAAGTAACCGCAGTGATTCGGATTGTATCTTCAAAAGTCACGCCGTTTAAGGCTGTTTCCGCATACACATTAATAGAATCGCCTTTCGAAACTGGTTCCTCGATGTCTATCAACTCAAAAACCTCATGGTAATCAACGGAATGACTGATTTCAGAAAAGGGGTTAACCTTTGTTTTTAATACTTCCAGCATGTCCGACTCTTTAGTGATTGTGTCGTCCGAATAGTCCGGCGCCCAAGACGGTTGCCCCTCGACCAGATACTCGTTTTCTTTGGGATGAATATAAATGACAGGCGGGAAAACATATTCTTCATCCTCGTTCTTAAAGGATCTGAATATGTCCAATATATTTCCCCGTAATAGATACATAACCGGGGCCGCACCTTTTGCGCCTTTTGTGTTTGGGTTCTTGCTGTCTTTCCCTTTGAAGGTGGCAACCACTTTATGCTGCTTTGAATCCAGTCCGCGAACCACTTCAAACGTTTTTTCGATGGGATCTGAATTTTGATAAGCTGAGATGGTTTTTGTTTGGTCTCCGTCAATTTTAAATTCCCATTTGCCGCCGAGCTTGGAAACAAGCGTTTTGAAAGCAAATCCGGTTCCTGTAAATGAAAAAGCGAATGTAGCACCAATTTTCTTGGTTACATCCGCCTTTAAAGAAGCGTCAAACGACCATTCCCCGGTTTTTGTCTCATAGGAGATGGACTCATCACCCTTTATGTCTTTTTCTTCCTTCTTTTTCCCATAACCTTTAATACGGGTATATGTGTTATCTTCTGAGGTTGTGATCTGTAACGAAGTCAAATTTACACCGGAATGTAACTTCTTCTTGAGCTGTGAACCCATCTTCTTGTAAACGTAAATATGAGTGTTATTAACGTCCAGCTCAATTTTATATGTGGTGATAATATCGGTCATCAATTCTAATGAATACTTATTCCCAAAATTATCAAGCTTTTGAGCCGGGATGCTTTGAGCGTCAGGCTTAATTTCAAAAGTAAACCCACTTCCCTTTAGTGCAAACGTTAAGGCATCTTGTAAAAACTTTTTTCCGGATATTACTTCGCTCCTGTAGTGACGCCCGAGACGAAAAACATAAATGTGGGTTGCTGTTACACTTTTGTTCAGCTGTTCGCCTGACTGACTCAGGGTAGGAGAATTGATAAAGTAGCGCTGCTTTTTATGCTTTATCTCGTCAATGACAATGAAATTTCTCCCCACAATTGCATTGAAGGGAATCACGTTGTTTTCTAATAGCTGCAGAGAAAACGATAAATCTTTTGTTCCGTCTATTCGGTCCGTTATTAACGGGTCAGCGTCCGTTATTTCATATGACATATTTGTCAGCCTGTCCATGACATACATTTCATTCAAAACGCATCATCCTTACTTGTAATAAAAATGCATGATAAATTTAATTTCACTGTATGTGGCTCCGATGATTCTTATTTTATTTTTCCCGGGCTGTAACGGAGGGAAGCACGCTCCCTTTGTGCCGATGATAGTAGAGCCTTTCAACGTGTAATGTTTAAGGATCGTCAGCTTGTTTTTCTTTGACTGACTGCCGATTATTGTATAGCTGTCCCCGGTCGTTTCATTCACAATCTGAATGTCTTTCCCCTCCAGATACATTTCCACGTTATAGGAATGATCAATTGGAGATATGTCAGCATCCCCCAAGTTATACACCTCAAATTGATCTTTATTTTTGAAGGAATACACAGGGTTATCGGTTTCTCCTATCATGTTAAGGCTCCATCTTTCCCCAGCTTTAACCGGCTGTGACGTATCATACAGAGATTCCGCTAAACCTTGAATGTCAGTAAGGGTTATGTCCTGCTCTTTACATGTGCGAGAACCATCCTGCTCAACGAAAAAATCTTCTTGCCCAATGACCAGCCATCTTTTATTCGGCTGATACGTATATCCGATATAGAAAGGATCTTTTCTAGTGAACAACCGATATAAGTCATCCCTAATGAGATGAAAATGTTGTGAATTACGGGCCTCGATATATAGTTTGATCAGAATTTTTCGTTCAGTAAAACGCCCTTTATTCTTGATCTTTGGCATCAATAGCCCATTTCTTAAAGGGTGGGTAAACGTTGTGTTCCACTCGTATTTTGGCGCTGCGGGTCTAAATGAAAGAAGCGAGACACCCTCAAGGCGCTCGCTTAACAATGAACCGTCACTTAATATCAAATCTAATTCTTTCATAGAATCAATTAACTCCTTGTAAAAGCAATTTCTGACTGAGAATTTTTTCCGATCTTTCCCCGACCGCCTGCCCTAGTTTGTCTACGTCCACGACCGCGGTAATGCCGTTTTGAACAGACGTAACAATGGTCTTTAGAAAGCTGTTTTGTTCCTGCAACAATGCAATTTGTTTGTCTTGCCGCTGTGTGATTGGCTCGATTGAAGGAAGCTGCGGAAGACTCGAAGCAGAAACCCCCAACTCCTGGCCTGCCCTCGCCCATATCCCAATACTGCGCTCCCTGTATTTCGGGTCAGTTGTGATAATGTGCTCGTCATATCCCCTTTCATTAAGAGCAGCAAGCTTCATACCGCCTGTCCCCGGAGATGTGCCGCCTGATTCATAACCAACATACGGGCCGCCGCGTGCCATTGAAACAAGCCCGGGATGGTTCATGATTCCGCCGTATCTACTGTTCAAATAGTTGATAGACGCAAGAATTTGATCAATAGGGTTTTTGATATTTCCATGCCCCGGTTCTTTATGGGCATTAAAGGTACTTGGGATGAACTGCATTAACCCTTGTGATGGGTGGCCTGCTTTCCAGTTCGAATCCCATCTATTTACGACATTGGGATTTCCGCCCGACTCCTTCATTGCTATGGTTTCCAATGCGCCAGCATATTGAGCGCCGAGGCCCTTAATCGCTAACGCTTGAGCAACCCACTTTTTGACGGCAGCAGAACCGCCACCACCAGTAAAAAATGAGCCGACGGAACCCATGAGGCTGTCAACACCTTTTCGCGCAAGGGAACCAATGGCTTTCAATGGGCTTCCGCTGTTCTTGGTGAACCAGCTCGGGATCATTTGATCAGAAATGCCAAACATACCAGATGCTTTATTCCACAAAAACTTTGATCCTTTAATGATCCAATCAAAATACTTACCAACGCCGCCCTCATAACCCGGAAAACCGTAAGTCTTTAACAAGCGTTCTGTATGCTGATTGGGAAGGACAGAAGAACCCGGCCGGAGGTTTCGCAATTCCGGACCGTTATCGCCTGATAAGTACGTGCCCACACCTGGCTCATGAATCAATTCACGGCCTTTTTCACTTGTAATTGCAAGGCCGCCTGGATGACCGCTTGATGGTGTCCCTTTTGCGTACGCTCCTTTTTGAGCGCCGCCCAATGACCGGCCCGCCGTTTTAGGTGCAGATTCTTTGGGCTTGGACTTCTTTTCTCCGCCAGAAAAAAGATTTTTGATCCAGTCCCATGCGCTTCCTACTTTATCCATCATTTTATCCCAGCCAGTCTTAACAGCACCGGTTTCGGTGTCAATCTCGTCAGCGTGTTCACCCGCTTGTTTTTTTGCTTCTGCAACGACTTTTTTGTGCATTTTTTCGGCTTGGGCGACGGAATCTCTCTTCTGCCGCTTGGCTTCTTTAATCATTTTATCAGCCTGTTCTTTACTGATAGAGCCGGTGACGTCCCTTTCATATTCAATTGCTTTTTTTGTCTCGTTGTACTTCTTTTTTGCCTCTTTCACGGAGCCGTCACGGGCTTTTATGCTGTTTTTGATTGTGTCAGCAGCTTGCCGGGCTGTGATATTTGCAGATTCGTTTTTAAGCCGGCCCAGGATCATTTTCTGTTCAGCCTCATTTTTACTCATTGTTTTTACGGCCGTGTTCATCATATTCTTTTGAATCGAATTGATTTTTTCTTGTTCTCCCTTGGTCAAAGAACGTTTCTCATTACTTGCCTTGGTCAAAATAGCTTTGATCTGATTCTGTGAATCGCTGACTTTTTTCGTTTGGTCATCCTGTTTCTTTTTCACGTTATCCAGAATGGCCTGCTGTTCTTTGTTGCTCAAGGTTTTACTGCTGGCAAGAAATTTACTCAGCGATTGATAGCTTTCGTTCCCTTTGGTCTGAATGCTGCTTTTTATCTTATCTCCCATATCGCTAAAATTTTTGGCGATACTGGCCGCGGCTTCTTTCGATACTTTTTGTCCTGACCAATTCAGCAAGTTTAGCTGTTCAGTCGCTTTATCGTTCAAGTTTTTATAACCGAGAACGGCTTTAGTGGTCGATTCAGATACTTTGTTTCCGAAACTGTCCAGCTCCGGGATCTGCTCTTCTTTCAAGTGCTTATACAATTTATATCCGCCTTCAGCGAGTAATGAAACCCCGGTTATCGCAAGACCAACGGGGCCACCCAGCGCACTGAACCCAAGGCGGGCCACTCCCGCAATTCTTGCCACACTGCCGAAGTTTTTCACAAGGCCCAGCGCCTTGCCTCCTAAACTGGCAAATCGGCCTGTCGTCTGTGCTGCGCCCGTTCCCAATGTGGATGCAGCCGATCCAGCCTTTAACGCGTTTCCGCCAAAGCTTAAAAGTGACTTTCCGCCTTTTAAGATTTCAGGCAAAAACATGGTTGCTATGCCTAATACACTGCCCCATTTTCCGCCGAACATTGTCATTGCGCCGCCCGCTACGGTTGAGGCTCCGCGTAAAGCACCTAAGCCCTTGGTATTACGAGTAACGGCTGTGTTGGTTTTGGCGAGGCTTACGGATGCCGCAGCATTGGCCGCAGCAAGTTGAGCCGTGGAAGTGCGTGTCAGAGCTGCTTCTGCACGGTATCGACCGAATGCAGCCGTACCTCTCCCGATGGCTCCGACTACTTTTCCAACACTTGAGACAACCGCCCCCAATGCAATTACAACCGGGGGAAATGCGGCTGCCACCAGCCCAGCAATGACCACAGTATTCTGCATGGATGGTGAAAGGTTATGAAACCATTCTGTAAAATCGCCAATTACTTCACCGGTTTTCTTCAAGGCCGGCTCCAGTTTGTCCATCAGAATTTCCCCAACCGGTATAAGGTTGGTTTGCAGTTCCCGGAAAGCTTTTACGGCCCGATCACTCAGGTTATCTCGGAGGGATTCCCCTGCCTTTTTCGTTGCTCCCTCTACGTCAGAGAAACTATTTTTGACGTTCGCAAGCGCTGAAACACCTTTTTGTCCTAAATCTTCAAACTGCGTCCCCATAATGGCCTGACCAGCCTGATACGCTTTGCTTTTGTTGGACATACCGTCAATATCTTTCATGATGGCGGTGAATACTTGATCTCCGCCTTTACCAGTCTTTTTAAACTCGGCATACAGGTTTTGCGTATGTTTTGATAACGTCTTTATCGCGTCGCCTGCGCTGCCGTCTGACAAACGGATGTTCATCTCTTTGACCAGGTCACCGACTTTATCAAGTTGGAAGGCTCCGGTTTCCGCCCCTGCCTCGAAAATAGAAAACATCTGCTCGACGGAAAAGCCCGCTGCTGAGAATTGATTGGAATACTCGTTAATAGAATCCAAAAACTCTCCGGAATAGTCCAGGCCTTTTTGAAAGCCGGACGTAATCATATCCATAGATTGATCAACGGAAAGATTTTTAAAAGAGTTTTGCATAGCATTAATTGATTTCGTGATGTCGTTTCCCTCTTGATCAAATGATTCCGCGATCGTCATTGTGTCTTTGGTGACTTTTTCGACCGTCTCGGCCGACGCGTCGCCGAGGGATTTAATGTTTCGTCGAACAATACTGATAACACTCGTAGCCTCGCCGACGTTCTCCCCGAAACCCTCTTTCCAAATGTTTGTGCCCGCCTTCGTTAATTTCTCGGCTTCTTCTTTGGTGAGGCCCATTTGTGCCTGTATGGTTCCCTGCGCTTTTTTTACGTCGTTCGCCGACTTAATTGCCATAACTCCAAGGGCAGCCACCGGAGCCGTAATCCCGGCAAAACCAACGGTTCCAACAGTTTTTATTTTGCTGCCAGTTGATTGTATGCGTTCGCCATACTCCTGCAAACTCTTACCTGCTTTAGTCCATGCTGAATTATTAGTGTTTATCTCTAAAGTGGTGGAGCGTAAAGCGCGATCAAGTTGATTGTAATGAGTGATTTCGTTGTTAATCACTCGCGCAAGTTGTAGGGCCTCTTTAGAATTCTCGCTCTTTTCTTTTGTTAATTCTTCATACTTTTTCTTTAACTGTTCGACTTTGCTTCCTTGCAATTCATAGAGCTGGGAAAGGTCTTCTTGCTTGCGCCTGAGTTTATCCGACTCATCACCAAAGGCTCCAAGTTGGGAAGCTGTAGCTTTCATGCTGCTTCTGACGAGCGCCATTTTCTCGGCCACGTTTTCAATGCCCGCAGATGTGCCGCCGTCATCAAAACCTAAACGCATAATCATATTTGTTACTTCACTGGCTGCCACGGCTTCCCCTCCTTAGAATACTTTGTCTATTGGCACATATTTCGGCTTCGCTTCTTCTTTCTTTTCTTCGCTTTCCATTTCCGGCGCATGATTAAGAAGCTCAATATAAAAAGGATAGTCAGTGTCATCAATTTGAGACATAGACCATCCTTGATGCATTAACTGCAAATAAAGTGTTTTAATCTTGCCGTATGCTTGTTCCAGCGTAACTCCCTTTACTGGCTTTGAGCTTGCTCCTTCATCAGTTTTTCGACTAACTTTCCCAGATCATTTTCTTCTTTCCTTGCCTCCAGTTCTTCCTTTGTCGGGTAGCCCAATAGGGCAACACCGATGATATTGTACATGACATCGTGGTAATCAATTGCGTTTAGACCCTCTTCAAGCTGCTTTTTGGTGAATTGCTTCCCAAATACTTCCCATATAAGGTTGAGCTGCCGCGATTCAATTTCCGTGGCTTCAGCATCTCCTTTTTGGGCATCCAGCTCAATTTCTAACGCCTTTCGTTTGTACTTTAACATCACAAATTCTTGGTGAAAAGTTCGGTCTTTCCCGTCTATTCTCAATGTGATCTCTAATGGCTTAGACATTACGCAGCACCTCCGCTTGTTTTAGTTGTGCTTACTTTGCTGGATGTTTCGCTTTCTACATTATCGAGTTGTTTCACATCAAATACTTCTTTAAAGAAGATATCACGGTATTTTTCATAGCCTTCTGTGCTGCTGTCACCGGTTATTTTAAAGACCTTATCGCTACGTTGAACAAAAGTCCCGTCGATTGTTTCTTTTTGCGGATCGGGTTTATCTTCTTTTGTTTTCCAGTCAGTAGACGGAATGGAAAAACGGCCTTTAACAAGCCACACATGACGGACATTCCCGTCTTCCTTTGTGCCGGTGAACCCTAGGGCAATGTAAGGAGGGACCGCATCTTGTCTCCACACAATAACCCCGTCAACCAACTTCTGGCCTGTTATAAATGCTAAAACATCTTGAGGGATTTCGGTTGTTTCAATTGTCACTTTTGTTTCCCCTGTAGATGAAAGGACAATAACAGGTCCGTTGTCTGCGTAAACAGTTGAAGAATCTGTATTTGTGTCCACCTTCGCCCCACAGGCAGGCGCAAATGGTTTTACCGGACCATAGGAAAAATCCTTTCCTTTCTCCGTCAATTCACTGTATACAAGATTCTCTAAACCTACCATAACTGTTGTCATATGTTATTCCTCCATTCTTATTATCTAAGTTCTCGCTGAAGCTCTCTTAAAACAGCTTGATTAATAGCGCTCTTTTTAGCTTTAAAGGCTTTGCTTCCAAATGGATTCCCGCTAACATAACGCCCATTTTTCGCAATGTACCCGTCATGGTTAAACTTTGCGCGCCAGGCTGTTTCTTTACCTGGCCCAATATCAAACGAAACCGCATCCGGATAGATGCGGTTCCTTTTAGGTGTTTGACGGACTTTTATGTCATCTTTCACGTGCACGTGATCAATGTTCGAAACATTCACTTCGTCTTTCATTGCTTTTGCAAGAATCTTGGCCCCAGCTCGCAGAGCTTTAGGTTGTGCTTTTTTTATGTCCTTTCCTGCTCGCTCCAACCGCGCAATTGCCTCGTCAATCCCTTGCATTTGTGCAGAAATTCGCATTAACTTACCCACACTTCATAAGTTCTTCGAAAGACTTGCTGAGCTTCAATAAACGTTTCACTTGGTTGGTAAGATAAATTTGCGTCTTCCAGCAGTTTTTCGATTAACTCTTCTTTTTCTAAGTCTTTTGAAACTGTGTAAAGCTCAATCTCTACAGCTCTAATCTTTTTAAATGCTTTGTTATCCGCGTAAAAACCAAAGGTTTCAGTTTCGAAGTACAGAATGTACGGCGGGGGTGGGGCCTGCTTTCCATCTGAAACTTTAAAATGGGAATAAGAAACTGGAATGCCTGTAGTTTTTAGCCTCTTATGAAGTTCACTTAAAGAGATGCTGTTAGCCACGCGCCTTCACCTCGCAATATAATTCAACTCGTTCATTTGCTTTCTCATACACACGATAAACATGATAAATTTTATCGTTATAACGTACTTTCGTTTCGTCTTGATAATCCAGTGTAGACACTTCAAACATATGAGCCGCTTTTATTCCGCTTATGCCGGCTTGAAAAAATTCATTTTGCGGTATGCTCTTTCTGTCACAGAAAACCTGCCGAGGCACTTCTTTGTCTATTTCCTGACCCAGATCATCTTCACCGAGATTAACAACGCCTACCAGCTCTATTACGTCGCTATACATTGTAATCACTCGCTAACGCTAAATGATTCTTTAACATGTCATATGACCGCTGATATTTCTCAGAATCAACGTTTGATAGGCCAAAATTCGCCTTACAATAAGTGATAACGGCCCTCTTAATCAAAGGGTCTTCTTCACTTTCGGCTTTAGAAGCAGAAACGCCCGACTGAACTAAATCCTGTCGGGCTGCTGCTACCAGCTCATGAATCTCATCATCCAAAAAGCTATGTGTTATTCTTAGTGACCGTTTGACAGATTCAAACATCACTTGCTGCCTTTTTTGCCTTTCGTCTTGGTTTCCTTTTGGTCTTTGTTTTCTGTTTGTTTCTGTTCAGCAGCTTCTTCTGTTACGGGCTGTTCAAGCCTTCCTTTTGAAATTAAAAAGGCGATTCTCTCTGCGTCATCACTCTGGAAAGTATCGCCTTTTTCGTAACGCTTTTTGGTTGTTTTATCCCGGAAAGGGACAATGACCTTATACATCGTTTAAGCCCCCTTTTCTTTATTTATTAGACTTCATCTGTCAGGATTGCAAATGCTTTTTCGTCAATGACGCCGCCGTCAACAATTGCATACCCGACATATTCGACTTTTCGTTTTTTCGCGTGCTCATCTGTAACAATAGAAATGTCTTGGTTAACATTTGCTTTGTACCCCTGTCCAAGATTGGCAAGCAAAATTTCTCCCTCGTCAATTGACGCATCTACTTTGACAGTTCGGCCAAAAATGCGGCCTACCCCGCCAGTCGTAACATCAGCGACAAATAAAGGCCGCCCCATTTGATCAACCAAATTCGCTAAAACATTCCACACTGTATTGTTGTCGGCATAAAAAGTCACGCCATTTGCATATTTCGAATGAATTTTAGACATTGCCGCAGTCAAGTTTTCATATTTGAGAGATGTATAAGTTTCTATTTGTGGCTTCTCGGCCTGGGCAGCAAGTGCCGTCCGAATTCCTTGCGGCTCAGGCTTGAATGTTTCAGTTCCGCTTGGTTTGCCCTTTCCGCTATATACTGCGTATGAAAGCGCCTGTCCCAATAATGTAGCAAGTTGTTCTTGAACATACGGTACAAGGTCCTCGACGGCCATCGCACGCAGCTTCCAAGAAAGGCTCACAGAGCGAGAAAGCTCGCATCCAGTTAGATTTAATTCTCCGAATTGTAATTCTGTATCTTCTGTTTCTGTTGCCTCGTCATACCAATCTTTTGTGTTTGTAGCTCCAAGACCTTTAGTATAAGATAGGTTGCCTTTGATTCTTGTTGTCGTCACATCGTCCCATAATGGATGATCTTCTTCAATTTGCTTCCATATACCCGCAGCAACCGTGTCGGGAATTAAAATTCCTGTGTTTTCTGTCGTGTGTGTGAAAGCTGCCTGAAATTCATTATTTACTTTGTCAAAAACTTCGCGTTCTTGTTCATTTAGCTTGTCGCCGCGTAAATCCTTCGCCCAGGCGT